CTCAAAAGATTATCTGTTGACGCACCTAAGTCTATGTTTTCGCTTAGAAATTCGCAAGAGTTTCTATCTATACTTTTAAAATATTCTTGGAAAATTTCCTCGATTATTTTTAATCGTATAAAAGTGACTTCTCGTGTTAGAACTATACATAACTTTGGGCAGTTTATTCTTAAAATGAATAAATGCCATGGAACTTCATACACAATTAAGTGGTTGAAAGCTTCCTCAGTAGCATTACAACGATTTCTTGCAGGATCTCCTTACAAATCGTTAAGAGACGCCGAACCTTCTATGCCACTACCGAGACTCCATAATGGAATCCCTTCCATTATCCAGTCGCAAGATCGAAGATCTATACGTAATGGTAATGCTAGTGTTATAAGATTCTGGTTGACATTGTTCAATCTTTATCGAATTATAGAAGGACCATTATCACCCAAGTTAAATACTATTACTGATCCTTATACAGGACAGCAACGTATACTTGATGATTTTGATACCTTTATATCGAAAAATATGAAGAGACTATTAAGAGAGTATTTACCCTCTAAATCGTCTATATCAGCCTCTTACATTGTTAAGTCGAGATCTGCCAGTACTAATGCGGGTGTAGCCATGTCTTCCGTACTATCCGATTTGTGTTGGATAGTCCAAGATGCAGAAACCTATAACTTATTTAAGCAATATGCTATAGCTTCTGAATCTTTTGTCTTGTTTAGAAAACTCGATAATTATACCGAATTTCTATTTCAAGCACTTACAAAAGGGGCCCGTATTCCAGTAAAAGGGAATATGGCATTTTGCGCAGAAGAAAATGGCGGGAAAGTTAGAAAAACTTTCCTACCGGATCACCGAACGTGGACATTTGCTAGCCCATCAGATGTAAATCTGAAAGGCGGTCAACTTTCTCTTAAAGAGGAAGCTGCCGGAAAACTTCGTGTTTTCGCTATAGTCGATGTTTGGACACAGTCATTCTTAAAACCTCTACATTCTTATTTATTTAAGATATTAGGGGCTCTACCTAACGATGGAACCTTGGATCAAGATGCTTCGGCAACGCGATCTATGGAGAAAGCGTTGCGTCGGGGACACGCATGGTCAGTTGACCTTAGCAGTGCGACCGATCGTTTACCTATTGTTTTACAACAAAGTGTATTAACGACGTTATTTTCTAAAGCATTAAGTGATGCCTGGCGAAATCTGTTAGTAGAAAGAGATTATGTGTTAAACAGTTCTAAGATCACGGATCTATATCCGGAATTAGTTCCTGGTTACTACAAATACTCCGTTGGGCAACCAATGGGAGCCTTAAGTTCCTGGGCTATGTTAGCCTTAACACATCATATGATTCTGCAATTCGCAGTTCATAGATGCAAAGGAAAACAGGAGTTATGGTATGATTTATATGAGATCCTTGGAGATGACATCGTTATCTTTGATAAAGATGTTTATCTCGAGTATTGTAAAATACTCGATCTCTTGGGCGTGGGTGCAAACCCAGCCAAATCTATACCTGCCCCGACTATTCCTGCTTTTGAGTTTGCTAAGCGAACTTCATTAAGCGGTGAAGATGTCTCAGGGTTATCATGGAATGAGTTCCTTAAAGGAGACTCATTACCCGGAAAAGTTGGACTAATCTTGCGATTAGCTCTTAGACGAATCCAGCTATCACGGACTGCAATTGCAGCCGTGTTAGCCCGTGGAAGTCATGATATGACCAAACCTCTTAAGGCTGGCGCACATCATGCGCTTTTAGCTATTTTAGGATCATTAACCAAATCGGATAATAAATCGCTAGAATATGCAATTAGTGTACTGATAGATCCTCATAATGAGGAGGATGTTATAGAGCCTAAGAAGGCTTCTATACCACTGCATCAGACTATGCAAAGCGTGGTCGAAATGCTGAACGGTGAATCTTACGAGATTCTAAGTACTTGTTTATCAGAATTTGATACAAGATTAGAATTGGCAAGAGACGAGCTGATCCCTTATATGAGTGAAACTGCCTATTTAAAGGCTTTAGCTATCACTAAACAAGTGGTATCATCATATGATGCAAAGATAGACGAGTTTGCCTTTACTTTACTTGATCTGTCAAAAGTTCAAGATAAAATAATTATGGCACAACGTCGTAGTATAGCCGAGGATATCCTATTACGGGATACCGACCCACAAGATCGTTTAGACGAACTTGAAGATCGACTATACAAAGCAGCCAAATATGGTATGCCTATCTTAGAAGCCGTAAATTTATATAAAGACTCTACTGCATATGCAATGAGTTTTAAATTTAACGAGGCTCCTAGACGTACTATACCTACTGAAAATTGGTTAGTGCTTCTTGCAGCTAAAGCTGGGATGCCTGGAGTACGTTGGTGGGACGCGCCTGCTGCTTTTGCAGGTTATGCGAACTACGAGTAACTCGTGAGCAACAGCTTGACTAGACTTATAGTCCAGACTCTTCTTTTCATATTTAGGCGGTACTTAGTTGTGCACTATCTACTGTCCTGAACTTGACTCTTCTAGTATATAGAAAAGTAGTTATTTATGGACCCTTTAGGTTGAGAACCTATTGTAGGGAGATAATACTCAAACGTAAATAACCGCAGGAAAGCGCGGGATTCAAAATACTTTATTCGTCACTCAGACGTAAATAAAGGAATGATGAAAGCGCCTCTTTCACTATATGAGCGGAAGATGGGCAAGAG